AGGGGTCGACCAACCAAGGCACCGGGTCGCACAAGGACTATGAGTACCAAGGTGAGATTTGGTGCGTTGCGACTACTCCCAGCACCGTCACATTCCATGAGATTTGGTAACAGGAGCAGCGCATGCTCGACCCGATGCAGAAGGTCCTATTCGAGCTGGCCGAGCACCGCAGAAAGACCGCGACCAGCGATCGTATGGGTACCGTGCAGGAGGTCTACAAGGACAAGATCAGGGTCAACATGGGGCTGAAGGCTGACGGCTCCCCGTGGCTGTCACCGTGGCTGCATACTACCGATCACCGCGGCGGAACGACTGAGCGTGATTTCTATCGCAAGGGGCAGAACGTGAGACTGTCCGCGGTCGGCGCCGACTTTCGGCAGGCGACGGTGTCGGCCTACGCGCCGAACCAGGCCAACCCACCGCCCGCGCAGGCCGATAGCGCAGGGCCGAATTCAAAGACGCTGCAAGCTGGCCCGGTGCGCACGACGGTCGATGCCGACGGTTCGCACAATGTGTGGATCGCCGATGGCGACAAGCCCGCGATGATCTATCGCGCCGACCAGGCGGGCTTTCTCACCGGCCGGGTTGGTGAGGGTGGCAAGTCGTTTCGGTTCGCGGCGACCGACAAGGGCGTCCACATTAGCCACGGCAATGGCGATAAGTCGATTTGGGTCACCGAGGAAGGTTGCTTTTGCAGCCAACCTTTGAAGATCAGCAAAAATCCGCTGAAGTTCGATGATGATCACAAGTGAAAGGAAAGAACACCATGGCAATGGATTTCGGCGGCGCGCTCGATCATCTCGTGAATGGCGGCTCGGTCTATCGCGAAAACAAGGGCGAAGACACTTTCCTGACGCTTCTCGACCCTGGCCCCAACAGCCAGATGACCGAGCCCTACATCTATGTCACCTATTCCGACAACAGCGTCGTGCCGTGGTGCCCGCGACACGGCGACATCCTCGCAACAGACTGGAAGAAAAAGTAGGAGGGTCACATGCCTAAGTCGCCACGTCACACCCGCGCCGCCATGAAGGCGGGCAAGGCTGCGCCCGAGATCAAAGCGTATGTCATCACCGATCCGCATCACCGGCCTGACATGCGCGGCGAGTTCGCTGGCGTGAAGGTGCGCAAGATGGGCATGCAGCAGCTCGTCGACCTCACCGACAAGCAGGCCAAGTTCTATCTCGACAGCGGCGCGATCAAGCCGCTGTTGGCGCCGTCCGAATCTGAAGACAAGCCGGCGGCATAGCCGTGAGCAACGGCAACGGCGCCAGCGCTGATTCGGTGGCGGCGGATCAGGTCATCATCAGGTCTGGCGTCGATTTCCCGGTCGTTGATAACCAATTTTTCAGGAGTGTGAACGCAATTTGGCCAGGACTTCTTAATGGCCAAGCGATCATCTCGCCTGCCCGCAACGGCATGGATCGTAAGACCGGCAAGCTGCTGCAGGGCTGGGACCATGTCTCGCAGAGCATGGAAGTAATTTTCGCGACGCCGTTCCACGAGCGGGTGCTGCGCCGCTGGGTCGGCAGCTTCGTTCCAATTTTGCTTGGCGAGACCTTCGTCGCGCGCGTGGTGACGAGGTTCTACTGGGCGATTGTCGCGGCGATCGACCTGTGGGAACCGAACTACCGTATTAAGCAGGTTTACTTCATGGGCGACGCGCTCACCCAATGGTCGCCGCTTACTACGACGAGCGCCGCCGACATGATCCGGCTCGGTGAGGCGATCTTCCGCAACGAGGGCGTCTACCGGCCGCGCGCCCATCTCGGCGACTTCACCCAGTACATGCAGAAGCAGAGCGGACTGATCGGACGTGGCGACCTGCTGTGGGACGTGCAGCCGTTTCCATGATCAATCCTGAATTCTCGCTTTGTCGTGGCTGCGGCAATATGACGATCGCGATGCAGGACGGCCGCTGTGATGTGTGCGGCATGCCCAAGCCGGTGCTGCGCCAGCATCCGCCGCTGCAGCACCCGGCGCATTACCGCGGCATGGTCAAGGCGCTGCAGCTCGCGGCCTTCGCGGTGGCGGTGATGCTGGTCCTACTCTTCATCGACTGGATCACAAGAGGGGCTGACTTGAGGTGAGCTGGGTTGTTCTCACGTCGCCGAACGACGAACCGCTCCTGGTCAACATGGCGGGTGTGTTTTTGGTGCGAGCGCCGCTGCCGAGCGAGGAGCACGCCGACGATGAAGATGTCGGCGCGGTGATCTTTGCTGCGGGTCAGCGCTGGCTGGTCAAAGAGACCTTCGTCGAAGTGGCGGCGATTTTGGATGAGATCGGCCTTTCTGTCCGGGGGGTCGTGAAATAGGGAGCGCAAGGAATGCCGTCGAACCTCGTCTCAACAAACCCGTCGAGGTTCAACGTCATTCGTCCCGAGCTGCTTTCGCCGATGGCGGTGCTCGAAAAGATCGACACCGAGGCGCTGATCACGCAGCGCATGAATAAGGTGATCGAGATATGGGCGGCGCACGATCCACCCAACGCGGCACAGTACGACGTCGGTGCGCTGGAGTTCGATCCAATCCGGATCAATCAGGAACTCAACGCCTATTTCGAGCTGCTGGTGCGCGACCGCGTCAATCAGGCGTGCCGTTCTGTTACACTGGCGTTTGCGGTCGGTAGCGACCTCGATGCGATCGGCTCGCGCTATCCCTACGGGATGCCGCGGATGGCTGGCGAGAATGACGATACTTATCGCCGCCGTATCTGGCTGTCGCCAAATATCCTGAGTTTGTCCGGCACCGGCCAGGGCACCTTCGAGAGCTATGTCTTCTGGGCGTTGTCGGCGCCGATGTTTCCCGGCGATGTTCCGCTTAAGCATGCCTCGGCGCTGACCAAGCCATACACCGGGAATGTCTACCTGCCGATCCTTTCATCGGCGATCGACAATCCGGATTACAACTGGTCGATCTCGATCGACCGTAAGATATGGACGCTTGTTCCCGGCACGCAGCCGGTGCCGACATCGACGCAGGTGGAGGCGGTGTTCGAGTACATCACCGCGCCTGACACCGCGCGCAAGGGGCTGACCGACGTCATCAACGTTCTGCCGCCCAAGGTGGCGCCGGTTCTGATCGATGTTCAAATCTGGCTATTCAACGGTATCGATCGCGACACGCTGATGGCGGTGGTGACGCAGGCAGTCGCCGATCTGATCGAGGGGCTGCGCTGGCTCGGCGCCGATCTCACATTGCTGACGCTGTCGGGCGCGCTGGCGCAGGCGGGCGTTTACAATACCAAGATCACATCGCCAGCAGCCGACGTGATTGTCGATATCGACGGTGTCGTTAACGTTGTGTCGGCAACCCTGAGGTACATGGGCCAGGGTGAATAAATGTCTGATTTTATTCATCATGATTTCAATTCCAAAGATTTTCTTGTCAACATACTCGTAAACAATCTGCAGGCGCAGAGTCTAACGATTGGCTTGCCGGTTCTTAATGCGCATAGCTTGACGGTCGGTTTGCCGGTTCTTGGCGTGCCGGTTTTAGCGACGGTCAAGATCAAATACAATCTTCAGGCGCTGGGCCTGACGATCGGTTCGCCAGGGCTAATAAATGTCTGATTTCTCTCGCGCCGATTTCAGTTCCCAGGACTTTTTTGTCAACCTCGATCTAGGAGCGCCACCGCCACTGGCGGTCGGCTCGCCTGCCATTCCTATACTGACGATTGGCGTCAAAAGTATTTTGCAGGCGCTGACGTTGGCGGTTGGGTCACCGGTTCTCGGTGTGCCGGTCGCTGGCGTTAAAAACAATTTGCAATCGCAGAGTCTGGCGGTCGGTTCACCTGTCCTTGGTGCAACGACGCTTCTCGCCAAGAGCGGTCCGCAGAACCTGACGGTCGGGTCACCGACATTCGGTGTGGTGACACTCACCGTCAAATACAATTTGCAAACGTTGGGTTTGACGGTCAGCTCACCGGTCATTGGTGTAACGACGGTCAGCGCCATAAGCAATTTGCAGACGTCGGGCCTGACGGTCGGTTCACCGGTTTTCGGTGCGACGACACTGCGGAAAAATCTGCAAGCGCAGAATTTGACGGTAGGTTCGCCCGTCATCGATGCGATGACGATCGACGTCTCGCAAAAGAATTTTCAGACGCCTGGCGTGACGGTTGGATCACCGGTCCTTGGTGGGCCGACAATCGCTGGCACTCAATATCTGCAAGCGCTTTATCTGACGGTCGGCTCGCCGACCCTTGGTTCGCTCGGCCAGCCGACGCTGAATGCGGCGCTGGAAACTCTGCAGGCGCTGGGACTGAGTGTCGGCTCGCCGGTCCTCGGCGCCCCGACGGTTGGTCTCAAATACAATTTTCAGGCGCAGGGGCTTACGGTCGGTTCGCCCGCACTCGATGTGCCGTCCGTCGGCGTCACAAGCAATCTGCAGGCGCAGGCGCTCACCGTTGGCTCGCCCGTCCTTGCTGCTACGCCGGTCGGCGTCACAAGCAATCTGCAAGCGCAGAACTTGACGGCCGGGTCACCGGCCATTGGTGCAGCATCGATCAATGCTGGCCACGATCTTCAGACCCAGGGGCTGACGGTCGGGTCGCCGATTCTCAATGTGGCGTCGATCAACGCCGAGGTGGTCAAATTACGGGCGCAGGGCTTTGCGGTCGATGTCCCGGTCCTCGGCATGCCGGAAGGGTCAACCCGGGACCTGTTCGCCGTCGGCATGTCTGCGGGGCGCCCTGTAATCGACGTGCCGCTGCTACAGCAGGCCGATCCGATCACCCCGGGCATTCTGGCTACCGCTGGCGAGGACCTTCTGTACAGGCAAGCCACGGGCCTCGAGAAGGCATTAGCGACGGTCGACGGCTACCGGCTGATCGCCACCTATGCTGAGATCATTCGCGACCAGTGGGACCCTTACGCAATCCGCTACATGAACCTGCCCTATCTCGCCTGGGCAATGGGGGTGAATCTCTGGGAAGAGGACTGGGATGAGACGTTCCGGCGCTGGTGGGTCGCCAACCAGTGGGAGCTGAAGAGCCAGCGCGGTAGCCTGCTCGGGATCAAACGCTTTGTCGATGCGGTCGGCGGCAAGGTTGTCAAGGCGATTGTGCCGCCCTCGAAGTTCTTTCCGACCACGAGCTACACCGCTGCGGATCGCGCTGCCTACGTCGCCCGCTTTCCGCAGCTGCGGTTGTATCCGTTCGTCGGGCGGGTGCAGCTGCCCTACCTGTGCTATCCCGCCAAGTTTCGGATCGGTGTGCCGCCGAACACCACCAAGAAGTTCACCAAGAACGGCAACTTCACCGGTCCGCTGCGAAAGTTCTATCCGACCGCACAGGACGCTGGCGGCAACTACACACGGACTGCGACGCTATGGGATCGCGGGATCGAAACGCCGCTGACGTTTCGCACCGTCACCGACATCAATACGAAGTATGGCGCGACCACTTACGACGAGGTCATGCTGCCAGCTCGACTCAATAACCATTACTACATGGGTGAATCCGACAAGTGGCCGCTGCCGAATAGGCACCCGACGCGACAGAACAAGTACGGTATTTTCCTCGGCGCCGATGATGGCACCCTGGCGCGCATGATCAGAATTCCGCGCGACGGCCGTCTCACTCTATCGCAGGCCAAGGCGATCTATCAGACCATCGTGCCAGGCGGCAAGCTGATCGATCTCTATCCCGATTATGTCGCCACGGTGCACCCGACCTCGAGGCGGCGGTTGTTCGGGGGTAAGTCCCCGGTGAAGCAATTCCTGCACGAGAAGTATCTGCCGCCGACCATCTCGTGGGAATATCTCTACGAGCGTTGGTACGTCCTTGACCTCAATCGCGCGCCAGATTACCGCAAGGGCTGGACCTATATGGGCGTGGCGCGTCTCGGTATCAATCGTTATTCCGCCATACTGAAAATCCAGAAGTTCGGCGTGTGGCATCCGTGGTTCCTGCGCATCGGCGGCTTCATGCGTGGCCATACGCGCGCGCCCGATACGCGGACAATCGAAGCGCTGCGCCGCGCCTGCACCGCCTCAATGGCAATCCGCGACACCGTTGGAATTGATACCAAAGTCAAGCGGATGATCAGCACCAACGACAGCCTGCCGATCGATGGGACCTATACGGTTGGCGAATACATTAATGATTGATAAAAGACGGGACCGCGTCGTGTTGCAAGCACGAGCGCGATCCCTAACCGCGATCGAAGTAGGAGTTCGACCATGGCTGACCTCAAGAGCTATCAGCGCGACTACTATCAGCGCAACAAGGAAAAGATTAAGCAGCAGGCCAGGGAGTGGGCGCAAGCCAATCCCGAAAAGCGCAAAGCCATCGCGCAAAAGCATCAGGCCAAGAAGCCTAAGAGCCTGCGCGTCAAGCTGGATGCGGAGACGCTGGCAGCAAATCGGAAAAAGACGAACAAGCTGCGCTATGCAACGCCCGAGGCGAAGGCCAAGACATCGGATGTGACCAAGCGCTGGGCGCATGAGAATCTTGAGCGCTATGCCGAGATTAGACATCTTGCGTCGATTAGGTTCCGGCTGCGCAAGCGTGGAATGACGATCGAGCAGTTCGAGAAGATGCTCGTCGACCAGGGATACTGCTGCGCGATCTGCAAAAGTCCAACGACTGGCAACAAACGCAATGGCCAGGGCGCGAAGCCCCGTCTTGCGGAAGGCTGGCCGACGACGGCGCAGCAAGGCGACTTTACGTGGCACGTCGATCACGACCACAAAACCGGGAAGGTGCGTGGTCTTCTCTGCCATCCATGCAATGCGGCGCTCGGTCTCGTTCGCGATGATCCAAGTATCTTGCGAGCCATGATCGAGTATCTGAAAGTAAAGGAGCAGTAGAATGGCAGAGAATGCAGTAATTTACAGGGACAATCAAGAAACGCAGGCAGCGGACTTCAACAACCTACAAGACTATCTCGGCGATAGTTTGGACCATGTCGTCCTTGACGCCATCGAGCCAAAGATGTCGTATTCTGGCTTTGTTATTTCCAAGGTGGCGCCGACGCAGATCAATGTTTCGCCGGGCCGATTTTATAGTGCGGGACAGGTTTATGCGCGCAACGAGGTGGTGACGATCGATCTCTTCAATATGCTGCCGGTCACGCAGAAGAAGCAGATTGCGGTGGTGTGCTGGGGGTCAACGATCACGCAGGACATCCAGCCGCGCGACTTCATCATCGATGCCGACACCGGGCAATCGCAGCCGCAATCGGTGGCGATGACGACGACGCGGTACTGCAACGTCGACGTGGTGCCCGGCGTCGAAGGTCCGTCGCCGCAATATCCAGCGACCGACGCCACCGATCTCGTCATCGGTTATGTGCTGGTCGATCCCACCGGCATCGTCTCGGTGCAGCAGGTCACTGCCAATGCAATCGATAACCTGCGCGACCTCACCGACCGCGTCAGCACGATCGAGGTGTTCGACGCCCAGATTTCAGGGCAGGTGGCGACGCTGACGACCGCGCTTGCGGCGCTGGCCGATCAGCTGCGCAACTACGTGCTGATCACCGAGTACCAGAAGCTTGTTACCCTGGTGAAGGAAATCTGGGACCTCATTCATCAGCCGGCGGCATACATCTACTACGGCACCGACAATTTTCTCGACACGTCGTTGTCCTATACGACTGGCAACGTCGATGGCGCCTACAACGCCCAGATCAACGAGGGGTTACGTTTCCCCGGCACCAATGCGGCAGCGACGACCACGCTGCAGCTGCTCAATCCGTCCGATCCGACTGCCACCATTTCCCTGGATGGCTTCATGCTGCCGACGCCGTCTGGCGCGCGCGTGCGGGTCGACTGCTCGTTCAATGCGATACCGTGGATCGAAGAGCGCATCCTGCAGTACGTCTTCATCAACTTCACGATCCGTCATCTGCGGCCAGCGCGATATCGCCATCGCTGTGGTTTCCCGTGGCTGCCGTGTCCGGCGTCGCAAGTCTGGTGGTATCAGGCCCAGCTCGATCCGACGACGCGTATTTTGTCATTCGTCGGTGAGACCTGGGAAATCGCGCAGTGGCGCGATATCGCCCAGCATCCGGAGAACACGCCTGACTGGCCACAGCACCAGTTCGATCGATTGCGGTTTTTCTGGCGTGATCGCGTCGACGTCTATTACTGGGCAAAGCTGTTTGACAACTTCGATCATTCCGGCCAGCACATCTGTCAGACCTTCCTCAATGGGCAGGATGGCTGGCTGTCGGGTGTCACTGTTTTCATGATGTCGCCATTGGCGCAGCCTCTCGCGGTTCTGATTGCCGGGACACAGAGCGATGGCACGCCTGATCATTTGAAGCAGACGATCCGGCGCATCACTCTTGATGGACCAGGCGTCCAGGCGTGTTTCGACAATCCGGTTTTGATCGGTGACATCGAGACGATCCGCACTTTTCAGGTCGGAATATTCACCAAGACCTTTATAAAAACCGGTCCGCCGATCTACGTCTATCCGTGCCGCATCAATTTTCCGCCGGTGTTTCTCGAAAGTGGCAAGCGTTACGGATTGCACTTTCTCACGACATACGATCATCGGTTCTGCATCAGTGATCAGTGGGACCTGTTCGCGGTGCACCAGGGCGCCTACTGGGTGAGTGGCAGCACCGGGCTGTATCTGTGGCCGTCAACGACGAATCCGAAGTCGCTGCGCTTCATGCTGCACTATGCGACCTGGGGCCAGTGGCAGGGCAACACGCAGGCCGCGGGCGGCGCGGTGCGCGCCGAGGTCCAGATGCAGCCGCTGCAGCTCGCAGGCGGTATCGGCGGCATCGATATCCTTGCCGATGCTGTCGAGCCACCCGCCACCGATCTCTCCTATCAGGTTCAGATCGGCGGCAACTGGCAGAAGTTCGACGCCGATCCGAATATGCCAGCGTTCTCCGGCGGCCCGGCGATACTGCCATTCAAGATCGTGTTCACCGGCACCACCGATCTGATGCCGGGCGTGTCGCTGCAACAATCGCAGGTGACGGTGCATGGCGTGCGCTCCACGGTGTTTCATCACATCAGCACCTTCATTCCGGTTGCCTCGGCGATCACCCACATCAAGGTGATTTGCAAGCTCTATTCATTCGTCACCGCGCATCACACCTGCACCGCCTCGCTGCACTATTCGACCACTCACAAGCCAGCCGATGTCATCGTCGACATGACACTCGACGACGGAAGCATCGAGCGCACCTGGACGTTCAACACCGCATCGATTGCCGACGGTTTCTATGTCGAGATCGATGGCACCACCGACGGCGTTGGCGACTATTACCTCGTCGGCCAGCGCATCGCCTACGCGTCGCCATAACGGGGAAACAAACAAATGGCTGATCCGACCTATTACCAAGTGACGGTGAACGTTGCCTTCACCACCGCCAACGAAGTCTTTCTGCCGGGAAAAACTTACTACGTCTCGCAGGAAGTCTATGATTCGACGCTCACCGATGGATCGAAGTTTTCCGAACGTTGTGTG